TGAGTCTGCTCCTGCAGGTAATGTTAATACGTTTGTTACGCCTTCAGAATGTGCTTGAGACTTAACTATTTGACCATGACTATTACTTTCGCAGTTAAATTGTATTGAACCCGGATTAGTGTTGCCTCTAACAGTTACATGTCCTGTGCCTTTTGCTTCTAAATCTAAATCAATATTTGAATCGCCACCTGTTGCAGATAGTTTAGGGGGATTGCCTGTTGCAGCATTAGTTACATCAAATTGATTAACAGCAGAACTTGTTGTTTGAAATATTATCTGCTCATTACCATTTTCATCACCAATAAAATGGGCATCATCTATAAGAATATTAGCAGAGTTAGTATCTAAGTCACCACCTAATTGTGGAGACGTATCTTCAACAACATTAGATATAGCACCAGATGTTGCAAGTCCTGCTACAATTGCACTTCGTTGTATTTTTTTAAGACCACCACCCGATGTATCAACTGCTAAAAATACATCATCATTTGCAACGGTTGATATTTCAGATAAATCACCAACTGCTGTAGGATTAAAGTTTGTGCCATCTGCTATAAGTAAATGACCTGAAGTATTTGTCCCCATAACTAAATCATCGCCTGATATAGTTAAATCACCTCCTACCACAACATCTCCATTAAATGTTGCTTTACCTGCAAGAGCCATATCTATGTCGAGTGCAGTAATTCCACTAGCACCATCTGTTCCTTTTACTAAAAAGTTTTTATCTGCGGTGCTTACTGTTAATTCTACATCTGATGAGTTGTTGGCAATATCAAGAATTGATGTGCCATTGTCTTTAAATGTAACATTAGCACCATCCGCATCTAAAACAATATCTGTGGTTGCATTTAATGTTATAGTAGAACCAGAGGTAATCTCTGCGATTACTGGGGTTGTAAGAGTTTTATTTGTAAGAGTTTTTGTAGTGCCAGAAACATATGTATCTAAGTCTGTAACTGCAACTTGTTTCATAGTTCCTGCATCATTAAATACAACTCTGTCTGCATCTGCTACAGTTGTAGATGTTGCGCTAGTATCACCATCCATAATATTTATTTCTGCTGCGGTAGAAGTAACGCCATCAAGTATATTTAATTCAGAGGCAGTAGAAGTAACGCCATCAAGTATATTCAACTCTGCGGCAGTAGAAGTAACGGCTGTTCCATTTATAACAAGTTGATTAGAGGCATTAAGAAAAACAGCTTTATCTCCGGGATATGTGCAAAAAATTGTTTTTGCATTATCAGAAGCCCAATCTACAGCGGAATCACTATTAGAGGACTGAAGTATTGTAGTTCTTGCTAATGTAGTTCCAGATAAAGTATATGTTCCAACACCTATTTCAAAACTAGTTCCATCAGTGCAACAATAATAAGTTGTATTTCCATCACCTACAACCGAAAAAGCTTCAAATCCAGTCTCTGCACCTGCTAATGTATACGTGCCTGTTCCAGATGTTGTTGTTGTTTCTTTTATTCTGTCTTTTAATACTAATGCCATGATAACCTCTTATGCTCTAGCTCTTTTTGGAAGACCTTCAGAGTATGCATCTGTGTTTTCTCTAGCTTCTGCTAAATCTTTTAACATACCCATTTGTTCCATAAATCTTTTTTCATAGTTTTGTAAAATATCCGCTTCACCCTTCATAAAAATATAAGCCTCTACCAAAGAGCCATACAACAAAGCATATGGTGCATTTGTGCTTAACCACGTTGTTCCGCTGTCTGAGCCAGCCGTAAGGCTATCAGGCCTATAATAATAATGCAACTCAACTGTATAAGCGCTATTTGGTGTTGGCGCTAATATAAAATGGTCTACATCAAATTTTGCATAAAATCTAGGAGCGCCAGTGGATGCGGAGCCATTATAAGCTTCTTGTAAAAAATTTACATCTTTATGCAAAAGAAAAGATTCACTACCGGATGTAGTTATTTGTAAAGAAAAAGGAGCTAAAAGGTCATTTGGAACTGTTAAATATTTATCTGATGCAGTTAATGTGCTAGTAACATTTTTTCTAAAAAAATCTAAATCTACAGTTTTGAATATTCTTTCTTCACTTGCTTTTATAAAATCACTTAAATGAGAAACAAAAGTAGTTTCAGCATTATCAGTATAATCTTGTATCGCTGTTTTTAATGTTGCAAAAGTAAAGCTCATTTAAGCCTCCAAAGTTACTGGCCCAGCTGTGGCAATAGCACCACCACCTTTTATAGAACCTGATGTAGAAGACGCTGATACTGTAAACTTATAATTATCACTGTCTACTTTAGTTATAGTATACCCAGAGGCAGATTCCAATATATTTTTAGATATGCCATCAAAAGCTAAACAATTTCTAAACCTTACTGTATCCGATGTGCTTCTGCCATGATTAACCTCTTTAACAGTTATTTCTGTAGAGCCACTACTTGCTGTTCCAGAGGTAAAGGGGTCGGGATTTAATAAAACTTCAGCCGCTGGTTCTACTCTATCTATTCTAGCATCTAATATAGTTTCATCATCTTGAAATTTAATTCTACCAACAAAATTTTGCGGATGGTCTTCATCTAAAACATCTATGCCAACTCTAAATCCTGTTTTACTGCCATTTCTAAATTCAAACACAAGGTCTTTTAAAGGATACCTAAACCCAGTTTTATCACATATACCATACGCATATTTGCCACTTGAATAAGCCATTATTTCTCTTTCTTTGTTTTATAAAAATACTCTTCGCTATCACCAAATCTATCTAATTTACCTTCGTTCTCTACTTGATAATACTCTGTGCTAACCAAAAAGTCTGGCATTAATGGTTTGTCTGGAGTCAAACTATTATCATATATTCTTGTCCTGTTGTTTGGATATAAACAATATTGTCCATTTTCTAACTCAATTAAGTTATGTGATTTATGCTCTGCTGGTGTTTCGCTTGTGCTAAAATCAACAGTATCTATATCCCCATGATAATTGTCTAACGTGGCTATGTAACTGCCTGTTAACTTTCCCGCATCTCTTGTATAAACCTCGTATGTCATAGAACCAATAAACTGTTTTTGTATACAAGTAACATTATAATCCATGCAATTCCAAAACTGTAAGTTATACAAATCTAAATCAGGAGAGGGTGTTTCTGGACTTGAGCAAAAAGCACTTATCGGTAGTTTATCAAACAAAGCGCCGTATTCAGGTAAATATGTCTCAAGATAAAAAGCCCTACCCGGTAAAGATTTACAAGAAACCCAAACACCTTTTACAAACTCACCATGCCCATCTTGATGGTCTCTAAGATATTCTTTTCTAACCCAGACTTGTATTGCAGGTAAGTTACATATTAATTTTGACATAAGTTAACGTTAACTTTTATCTGATTCTAAAATTTAAACCTCTTTCAGCCATTCCACCACCACGCATCTTCATAACCTTGCCACCTGTTTTCATGTAGCCCATGTTATTGCGAACCTTTTCGGGTAATTTGCCTAATCCCTTATTTTCTTTTGGAACAGCTTTTAACATACCACCGCCTTTTACTTTTTTAGGTCTTTTTTTAGGCTGCATAGAATCTAATCCCATATTTTTATTACTTGGAACTTTTGATTCACCCATACCAGTTTTCTTTTTTTTCTTGCTTTTTATTGGAACAATTTCAATTGGCATATTTATCTCCTATCTAAATAAGTTACCTAAAAGACCCTTACGGGTTGCTCTTGACCTAGTAGGCATTTTCTTTTGATTTATCTTAGCTGGTTTTTCCTTTTTAATTTTTTTGCCTAAATTCTTTGCTTTGGGAAATTTATTAGCTGAAGCCAATTTTGTTGTTGTTTTTTTCTTTTTTGGCATTTGCATAGCAAGCATACTTTTTTTAGTTTGACCAGCGTATGGATTAACCTTTCTAGCAGAACTCATTCCCGGTTTTGTAATACCAATATTTAAAGATTTACCTGCTCTTATTTTGTTTGGGTCTTTAATGTTATTCATTTTTTGCAAAGTTTTTACTGTAGTGTTGTATTTCTTTGCTATTTGTGAAAGAGTGTCTCCACTCTTGATTTTATATGTTGCCATAATTTAACTCCCGTAAAATGTATTATAAGGCACAAATCTAGCAGAAGCACTCTCAGTATCTTCTCCTGCCGCTAATTCAAATTGAAACTCGTATTCTTGTTTCAATGGAGCAACTCTCGCTGCCACTTCTGGCTTTTTCATAGCTGTATAATAAGCTAAACCAGAAACTAAACAAGGAACAAATCTAGGTGGCACAAATGATGTTGTTGTTCCCTCTATTCCTGATGATATACCATCTACACCAACTACTCTGTAATAAGACAAAGTATATGTATCTGCGCTATCAGGAACAGGGTATAATGTAGCTGTTACTGATGCTGACAACCTTTGTATAAATATTTGAGATGGTTTACCTTGTGAATTTTTTGCTGATATTTTTTGATAAGTAGAAACACTAATCCTAGTTAACGAAGAATCTGTTTGAGTAGTGCCTGAACCAGTTCTTATTGTATGCTCTAATAAATCAACTGTGTCAGTTGGTAAAGTATACGTTGCTGTTCCCGCTGTAAGGGATGTAGTGCCTGCAGCTATAGTCCAAAGGTTTAGTCCTCTGTTTTGCCATTCCATAGTAAGAATGTTAAAACTTCTTCTTGCTTCTCTTAAATCGTTTCCTGTGCGAAGCTCTACGCCAGCTCTTGCATAAGCTTCTTCAAATAAATCAGGAATATCAGGAACTACCACTGCCATTATTTTAACTTTCTTATAAGGTTATTTATATCTTCTATTTCTTTTCTTTTTTTTGCCCACCTTAAAGGATTATTTAAATACGTATCTATATCCATCAAAGTTTGTTTATCAAGTAATTTTAATGGTTTTGTATCTAAAAGTGAATACATTTTTAAATTACCTTTAAGTTTAATTGCATTAGCTTTGTAAACTGTCCCATTAATTTTAACATTTATTATTTTTTCATTTGCCACTTTTGTTCATAAAAGCCGAAGCGCCCATGTAAGCACCAACAATTCCAGCGCCACTAATATAGAAAAGATTACTAATATCTGAGAGAGCTTTGACCCTTTCAATATCAACCACAAACATTGCAGCAGTAAATACACCCATAGCAACCAAACTGGCCGTTGCCATACGCCTTTGTGCTCTTTGTTTACGAAGGTCATGTTCAAGCTTTTTAATTTCAGTAACATGAGCTAGCTCTTCGTCAGAGACTATCCCGTCACCGTCCTCGTCATACTCTTCATAACGAGAGTGTTTTTGAAGCTTTTTTTGCACTTATAATAAGTCCTTGAAATAATCAGGATCTCCTTTAGTTATTTCAACCGCACCACCATCTGACATCTTTCGTGGCTCTATTTTATCTCCATGCCCTTCATTTCTTAAAAACTCTGGAAATGTCATTGTATCTGAGGCTGGTCCGTCAAAATATTCTTCTCTTAAATCTTTTATAGTTCTGTTATCACCTGCTCTAGCCATTACTGACCTCCTTTTTGTTG